GTAGTATGAAGACAATGAATAAGGAAGAAGCAAAGAAAGAATTCGCTCTATGGCTTGGCATCTACTACCCAGGCTTCACAAAGCAAGATGAGGTGGTGGGGAACGTACATTCACTGATTGACGATCTCGAATCGGAGCACAAGCCCGTTGAGCTGCCGGATGAGGTCGGAAAATGGATTGACCACTGCAAGCATGATTTGATTTCTATTTCTGACGCTCTGAACCACAGTGCGCCTGTGCATGGTGCTTTCGGGAATGAAATGCCTGTAAAGGTAATCGAGTGGTTGTATGACGGCAATCACCAACTGTTGTTTGCTAAAGGCTATCTGAACGGTTGGACTCCAGAGCCAGAGAAACAGTTTGTTCTGCCAATGACAGTGGCTAGCGATGGCGAAGTTACGCTTTATGCACACATTGACAGCGATGGCGATTGGGATGCTGACTGGGCTTGCAATTATAAGGATGCAGTGCATAACGATTTCACTGTTACTCAATCAGACATTGACTCCGCGCCTGCATGGGTCAAGGCAATCAAGCCAATGGAGGTACACAACGATGACGATTAAAGGGACCAAACTGCCAACCATTAAGGCGTTAGAGGAGCTCATTGACGATCATCTTGAAATATAAGAAACAAAAAAGGCCGCTTCCGCGACCACGTGTGCTTAACTCATGCAAATAAATTATAGCACAGGGAGTGCTGCATGATGCGGATAGTACAGACATACTGGCGAAGATTAGACCATGAGGAAACAGCAGCGAATGCCGAAGCGGTGTTGATGGACTATCGGCATCGGAAGCAGAAGGCTAAGCGGAACGAAGTGACCATTCAGTCCCCACAGATGGACGGGATGCCTCGCTCACCGAGTACAGAGAACGCCCAAGAAAACAAGATTCTGCGAGACCTGGAAGACGGAGAGTTTTGTCAGCAATGTGATCGAGTCATTAGTGCTATTGAGAGCAGCGAGGGTCGGACCATCTTGCGACTGCTATACACGGTGGACCGACCACCCAAGGTGGAATCGATCATGGAGCGGCTTGGAATGCAGTCAACGGCTTATTATCATGCCAGGGAGGATGCGTTGGTGGCATTTGCGGAGTTATGGCCGCCATCGCCAAGTGAGTTGCTGGTCTATCGTACCGAAAAACGAGCGTAACAAGTCCGTAAGTAAGTCGTAAGTAAGTCGTGACACGGGCGTAAGTGTTTCCATCGTATTATGGTATTGTGCCAAAGACGTGTGGGGCTTCCTCCCCGGACCGCACGCATAATTTACTGATACCAATTGGTAGGACGGAGCAGGTCAATATCCGGGTTCGATTCCCGGTCGTCCTATTGCCCACGTTTCCATTAGATGATGTGTTCAAACTAAAAAATGGATCGCACTGCTCGACATCGGGTGGTGCGGATAGCAAACATATGCGGTGGGCAAAAATAGTCATGCGAGGACCCATACTGCTACTGCGTACATAGCAATATGGCGAGCATACGGCTCTGCTGAGCATCTCCAACTGGTGGAGAGTCAGGAAACTGATACGTTGTTGGTTCGACTCCAACCGGCGGAATTATCCAGTTTAATAGCTGGATTGTAAGGAAGGTTCGACCGTTCGCAGGCGAAACCTTGTGTGTAAGCCTGTTAGATATCACTGTGGCGGAATAGGTAGACGCTGGGACACGGAGATGATGTGATAAAGACGCGCCGGTGAACGCACATCATGTCAGGTGCAAATCCTGACCAGTGATATAGGCGCACCGTCTAGCGGCTTTGCTGGGCCGATAAGACGCCAAAGAGAGTACCGGCATGGCCGTGCCGGGAAGGATTGCTTTAGATTCCAGGACTCGGCAGCCATCGCCTGGACAGCAGATGCAGTCGAAGCTTAATTGCTATTGGATCACCAGCCAAAGGCGGTGTTGCGGGTCCGAATCCCGTCGGCTGTATAATTGCGGGCAACCGTTTCGGCGGTACCGGGGAGAATTCCCCCAGAGCAGAGGACCTCTACACAAGCCTCAAGGACGATAGCACTGTTGGAAGTGCGCCGGAAAGACGTCACCGGAGAAACGGGTCCGAATCCCGTGAGTCCTATTGCCCACACACATCAGAAAGGAGACAACATTGATGAAGAAGCGGTTTGCAAAGTTTGTTTTTGAAGTTTTAACTGGGAAAATCCATCTTGTTGAAAGCAGTCGATCAAACTCACTTGATGGAGTTTCAAGCTTTGACTTTAAAGCCACTCACTAAAGCTTAATAACATTATTGCCCACACATCAGAAAGGATGCGAAGACCGCCTGAACTCGGTCGTGGGCATTACCGCCGGGCAGAGCGATGGACGCTTGCGTGCCTCATAAGCACGAGACTGCCGGTTCGATTCCGGCCCTGGCAATTTGCCCGTAAAAAATAAGCTTAGTTCACTTAATTCACACGGGCAAATGAGTCACCTCAGGATAGTATCTCAGCGCGAGTTGGGGTACTATTTCTGTGAGGTGACAAAAATGGGATTATATTACACGGCAAAGCTGAACATTAGTGGGAATCTTTTTAGCAATAACCTTCAGGAAATCAAGTTAAAGGCTATTCCTGAAACTTTAATGAAATTTTCGGACCAACAGTTTGGTGAGAAAATGGTCGTTAAAGAGAGCACTCAGAAAACTGCAAATTCCGTTCGATACAATCGCTGGATTTTGACAGACATGGAAAAGATCGACGAAGGAATTATTGAAGGAAACTTAACAAAGATATTTCCGAGAGAGGAAATAGTGCTGGAAGGTGTACGAACCAAAACCACTGTTGAGGACCAAATCCGGACTGCACATTTCTTCTATGTCATAAGGGATGAGTTGCTGGCTTTTCAATCCACGACAGATATTAATTATCAAGTATTCCCTCGAAAGTTTGAAATACTCATGAAAAAAGCTGATACGGACTTACAAATTGGAGATGTGAGGATTGAGCTTCTCACTAGGATAGACGAATTCAAACAGAAACTTTTTTCTCAACCTGTTCGAAGAGTACTATTGAAATTTGTAACGCCAAATGATCCAAAAACAACCGATTCAATTGCTGATATTCTCTTAGGGAGCCGCGCAAAAAAAGCAGACTTTAAAATGGAGAATTTTACTGATGATGAGGGTTTGCAAGCTAAAGATAGTGATGGACAGCCGGTAAAACTTTTTTCTGATTTCTTTCTTCTTCTTGAGCGCGGGTACGGATCTTTAAAAGCATGGGTGGGAAACAGGAACCGACCTGAGGTTATAGAATCAGAAAAATTTCCTGTTAAGGCAAATATTCGTAGGTCTACTAACAAAACGAAAACCATTGCGGATATTGAAAGCGAAGTGAAAAAGATTGAAAAGCTCAAGTCAAGCAAAAAAGACGAGTAAGAACGTAATCAAGAGATCAAAGTTTATCCATGGGCTTCTTGCAAACCCTCGTTATTCGATATTTAATTGGAGTTTCTGGACGTCTTTGCTTCTTACAATCATTACCTTAATATTCGGCGGGAACACCACTGCATACATTGCTTTAAATTATTTAATGAGACATAGTTTTGATCTGGTTTCAATGTCAGTGGGGGCAATTGGAGTTATACTTGCCGCAATTGCTATTTTAGTCGTGATATTCAGTCGACAGGGATTGGCAAGAATAGTTGCAGCTGATGAACAAACGTTTGAAGGATTCATATTTCCGTATAGACTGTCCGCAACCATTTGGGCAATTTTAGCGGTTTGGTCGCTTTTTGTTCCATTGTTGAATAATGGTTTGAATATTAGCGTCAAGCTTGCAATTGCTTATGTCTGGTTATTTCTGATTTTATACGCAATGTTGTATGTTCTTTACTTAATTGGTGAAATTATTCAGAACATTCTTTTGTCGGCGGAAATTGAAAGCAAAAAGTAGACTAAAAAGCTTTGTTGTTGCTAAAGACGTCCAAAGGTATCTTTATGACTTTGCACAGGCACTCCACCAAGCGGTGAAGTGCTATTTTTATGCAAACAAAAACCACCGGCTATTGGGTCGGTGGCCAAAAGGTAGTATCGGTTGGGGAAATAATGTAGCAGCTTAGCAACCACAGGGGGGTCGTGCATTGCTTTATTTCCTTACCAGTTATTATGCACCCGGTCAACCGCCGGATGCAATAGATGAGCACAAGATTTTGGAGGTGGTTCCATGCCCAAGAGGATCCACACGAAGTACGGCTATGAGCCACCTGAATATGTTAAGGCGGACTCCGAACTAGAGAAATGGCTGAAAAAGCAAAAAGAGAAGGACAACGACGAGGGCACCAGTGGCAAATGACTGGGGCCTATTTTTATGCAGGAGGTGTGGTGATATGTAATGGCCAAAGGGAAGTATCAAGAATGGCAGACACCAGAGCGGTTGGCATTGCTTGAAGGCTGGGCGCGCGATGGGTTAACTGACGAACAAATAGCCCACAACATCGGCGTTCGTAGAGAAACTTTGTATGCGTGGAAAAAGGCACATCCTAACATTTCTAACGCCCTAAAGAAAGGCAAGGAAATTGTTGACCAAATGGTCGCTGGCTCGCTGATTAGGCGTGCGCTGGGAATGACAGTGACCAATACCACGTATAAGATGGTTCCTCTCCGAGAGGACGTGCTGGAAGCAAGACGAACACGCTGGCGTAATGAATATCAGCTGGATCATCCTGAGTTGACTCGTAAGCAACTAGTTCAGGCCTCAATTGAGAATGTCCCAACTTATGAAAAAATCCCGATCATTGTTAATGAAAACGAGTTGGCGCCGGATACCTCAGCACAAATATTCTGGTTGAAGAATCGGAAGCCTGAGTTATTCCGTGATCAAGCGTTCAAAGGCCTTAATGAAGCGCAGGCTCGCAAGGCCAAAGCCGAAGCGGAGATTGCTGAAGCCAAGGCCAAACGTGAGACCAGCGAAGACACGAGCAACATCACAATCAACATCAAGCCAATTCAGCAAGGAGGAGACGATGACGGTGCAAATTAACATTGATCTGAATTCAATCGTCCCCAAAGCTTACGCACCGCTTTACAATGACAGAACACGCTACCTGACGTACAAGGGCAGTCGTGGGTCGCGCAAGTCGTTCTCCGTTGCCGAAGATGTGATCATGCAAGTCATCTTGCACCCTTACGTCAATTGGATTGTGCTTCGCCAATACGCATATACGAACAAGGATTCGACGTATTCAACTATCCAACAAGCAGCATTCAGGCTGGGCGTTTACGACCTGTTCAAGTTCACAATATCGCCGCTAGAAATCACCTATAAGCCAACCGGCCAGAAGGTGTTTTTTCGTGGCATGGACAAACCACTGGCCGTTACTTCATTGCAACCAACAACCGGCGTGCTTGCTCGAGCATGGTGGGAAGAAGCATATGAGCTGAAATCGCTAGACGCATTCAAGACCGTCGAAGAAACAATGCGTGGTGAGATCGATGATCCTGATGGCTATTACCAGTCGATTATCACATTCAACCCGTGGAGCGATCAGCACTGGCTTAAACGTGAGTTCTTCGACGAAGACACAAAGAACCCGCGTTCAAAATCGTTTACGACCACATACAAGGACAACCCATATCTTGACGATGATTACATCGCCAGCCTCAAAGACATGGTTAAGCGCAACCCTAATCGTGCCCGTGTTGCCGTATATGGTGACTGGGGCATTGCAGAAGGTCTTGTGTTTGACGGACTGTTTGAGCAGCGTGATTTCAGTATGGAAGATATCGCAGCATTGCCAAAAGCGGTTGGCCTTGACTTTGGTTTCAAACATGACCCAACAGCAGGCGAGTTCATGGCAATCGATCAGCAGAACAGAGTCGTATATATCTACGACGAGTTTTATCAGCAGGGAATGCTAACACAGCAGATTGCTGAGGCTATTGGGCAGCATAAGGGATACGGCTTGCAGATAACGGCTGATAGTGCCGAGCAGAGGCTCATATCCGAATTGTCAGGTGTATATGGTGTGCCAAACATCATTGGTGCTGGCAAAGGCAAAGACAGCGTCTCGCAAGGTATCCAGTACATGCAGTCTTACCATTTTGTGGTTCATCCCCGTGTTAAAGGACTACTGGAAGAATTCAATACGTACGTTTATTCAAAAGACAAGTTCGACAACTGGACGAACACGCCAGTCGATGCTAATAACCACGCGATCGATGCATTACGGTATGCGATGGAACCGTTTATGTTCCGGACTGCCGGCCATTACATGAGCAACCAAGAACGCATTCAGACAATCAAAAATTTAGGATTGGGGTGACATGATGGATCCATTTGAAGAATCAAACTTACTGTATCAAGAAGACATTACGAACCTCACTCCGGATCGGATCATGAAGTTCATTTTCCATCATCACGAGTATCAGCTTCCACGGCTAAAAAAACTTGACCGATATTACAAAGGACAGAATGAGGGAATTCTACAGCCGCAGTCACGGCGCATTGAAACCGGCAAGTCAGACCATCGCGCCGTTCATTCATTCGGCAAGTATATCGCTGACTTCCAGACGGCATATTCTGTTGGTAATCCGGTTAATGTGAAGCTTGATGATGATGACAAGCGACTCGATCAGATTACACGCGTGAACGACCTGGACGCACTCAACTATGATCTGTTTCTAGACATGACACGCTATGGGCGTGCCTACGAGTATGTTTACTACGGTAGTGACTCAATCGAGCATTGCGTTCGTCTTGATCCGCTTGACACGTTCGTCATCTACTCGCTTGATGTTGATCCGCAACCGATCATGGCTGTTCGCTATCATTCGGTAGAGTTGGTTGACGAGAATAACAAGACAATCATCGAAATTATTCCCGAAACATGGACAGCGAAAGAACATGACATTTACAAGCCGACTACGGTTGGCGGAGCAATGTATTTGGATCACAGCGAGATAATTCGCGTGTTTCCTGTTGTGGAGTATGACAACAATCGATTCCGAACTGGAGACTTTGAGCATGTTATCTCACTGATTGACCTATACGATTCGGCACAGTCCGATACCGCCAACTACATGACTGACCTCAACGATGCGCTGCTAGTAATTAGTGGTGATATTGACGCTCTATTTAATGGCAGCACGTTGCTTAGCGGTGTTGACCCCAATGATCCCGAGGCGATGAAAAAGCTCGCAGAAGACAAACTAGATCTGATTAAGGAGCAGAAAGACGCCAATATGCTGTTGCTCAAGTCTCGAATGACAGCAACAGGTCAGCAGACGAGCGTTGACGCAAAATACATCAACAAAGAGTATGACGTCAGTGGCACCGAAGCATACAAGAAGCGTGTTGCCGAAGACATTCACAAGTTCAGCCACACACCGGACTTGACTGACAGCAACTTTGCAGCCAATGTCTCTGGCGTCGCGATGAAGTACAAGCTGCTAGGTACTGTTGAATTAGCAGCAATCAAGCGGAGAATGTTTGAGAAGTCATTGTATCAGCGATATTCAATCATCTACGCACTTGACAAGAGCGTGTCAGGTGGCATGAAGACGGACCCTAATACGATTCAGTTCACGTTCCGCGACAATCTACCTACGGACGACATCACACAAATTACAGATCTTGTTGCTGCTGGCGCAGTGTTACCGCAAGAATATCTCTACAGATTTGCACCGGGTGTCACTGACCCACAAGAGATCACTAACATGATTGCCAAACAGCGAGCAGACAGTGAGTACAGCGAGGATTTGACTAACAATGACGAAAACACCCAAGGAACGGATCAAAGCGTTAGCGGACAAACAGGACAGGAAACACCGCCAGATAGCAAGTGATGTTGCCAAATACACAGCGGCATTCATGGCGTTCTGGTATGCATTCAACGAGAAGCACGAAGGCTATACACACGCTGATGATTCACGGTATTATGATCCTGCACTGAAAGAACGGCTTGATCGAGATGCACAGTCGGCAGGCGTTCAGCAGAAATCGGTTGCCAACAACGATGAACTGCTGTCATATGCGGCTTATGTTTACTCAACGGCCATTGCTGTTTCGGTAGCTCGGTACATTGGATCATCGTTAGGCAACCTAGTTGAAGAAACGGCCAAGCTTGGCTCGTCGATATACGGCAAGAAGATCAAAGCCGATACATCGATCGTTAATCAATTGCTTGATGGTGCCACATGGAGCGACCGTATCTGGTCGAATCAAGACGCCTTGCGCAACGATCTCAAAAAGATGATGAAGAATGCGCTGCTGACACACAGCAATCCGATCGCACAAAGCCCAGCGCTTCGCAAGAGATTTGGCGTCATGAAATATCAGTCCGATCGCATTATCAGAACAGAAAGTGACCGTGTAATGGCTCATCAAAGCATCGTGAATGCGCGAGAAGCTGGCTACAAGAAAGTTGTATGGGTTATCAACTCAGGCGCGTGCGACATCTGCTTGCAACACAGCGGAGAAGTTTACACGTTGAAAGAAGCCGAGGGCATGATACCAGCTCACCCTAACTGTCTTTGCTCATGGGCTGCTTATGATTCCGGCGATGAAGTTGACGAATAATATGTGACCTGAGCAAGTCCCTAAACTACCCAAAAATAATAGCGTGAAGTGATAGACGTGTGACCGTGGCTGGGCCTTATGGCGTGGCTGGGATCGTTAAGCACGTCTATTCGTTTTGGGCTAAACAGGAGGAACCATCATGGCAGAAGAAACACAAAATCAGGAAAAAACTGAATCAACTCAGACAACTGAAACGACCACTCAGGCACCTATCACATATACGCAGGCTCAACTTGACAGCGAGGCCGATAAGCGTGCAGCTAAGGCGCTTGAAACGGCCAAGGCAAAATGGCAAGAGGAACAGGCTAAGGCGCTTGAAGACGCAAAGAGCGAAGGTGCCCGTCTTGCTAAGATGACCGAAGATGAAAAGGCCAAAGAACTCGAGAAACAGCGACAGGCTGAACTCGATAAACGTGAAGCTGAACTCAATCAGCGTGAATTGTCGACAAGCACGAAGTCATTGCTCGTTGACAAAGGACTGCCAACTGATTTTGCTGGCTCTCTGGTTGCCTTGGGTGATGCTGACAAGATCAAGACGGCTGTTGAAAATATTCAGAAGACAATTCAGGAAACGGTCAATAAGCAGGTTGAAGCCAAGTTGCAAACTGACCCGCCTAAGAATGGTGCTTCTGCCCTTGATGGTGCCGACGATCCATTCAAGAAAATCATGGCACAATACAAGAAAAAATAGGAGGTAGCTAATCATGGCTACAGAAAACAATCTTTTACCGGTACGGCTTTATCAAAAGGAATTCATTGCCCTCATGCAGACGGTGTTTGGGGTTCAGAGCCAGTTCACGCCAACGTTCGGCGACTTGCAGGCAATCGATGGTGTTCAGAACAGCGCTATTGCATTCAGCGTAAAGGCTAACGATGTGCCGGTTGCCGTTGGGGAGTACAGCACCGACGCCAACACCGCGTTCGGAACGGGTACCAGCAACTCTAACCGGTTTGGCCAGATGCAGGAAATCGTATATGGCGATGTTGATGTGCCTTACGACTACGGCTGGAGTTTCAACGAAGGCATCGACCAGTTCACCGTCAATAACGACCTGAACGCTGCTGTTGCCGACCGCCTTAACTTGCAGGCTCAGGCTAAGACCCGCCTGTTCAACAGCAAGCTCGGCGCATATCTTGCCGCAAGTGCAGCGGCTGACCTTGGTGCGGTTGATGACGTCAACAAGGTCTTTGAAGAGGCGTCTGAACGATACACCGACTTGGAAGTTGTTGTTCCGATTCGTGCGTATGTCACGGCCGAGGTATACAACGCCATCATTGACCATCAGTTGGTAACCAGCTACAAAGGTTCCGCTGTGAACATCGATGAGAACGGCATCGTGCGTTTCCGCGACATCGTTGTTACCAAGACGCCTACCCGTTACATGGCTGGTAAGGCCATCATCTTCTCACCTGATAACATTGGTCGAGCATTTACCGGTATCAACGTTGTTCGTACCATTCAGACCCCAGACTTTGCCGGGTATGCGCTCCAAGGTGCTGGCAAGGCTGGTCAGTGGATCAGCGATGACAACAAGAAGGCCGTCTTCACTGCTGGTACGTCGGCAACTACCACGACTTCCACCGTGGCACCATCTACTACCACGACTACGACAGCTCAAGGCTAGTTAATTGATCTAAGTCGCCTTCGAAATGGGACAGTACGGGAAACCGGGCGGCTGATTGGAGGACAGAATGAAGCTTATTTTGTGTCAACCCGCTATTAAGAGATTCGAGTGGGAACTAGAAGTCTGCCTAACCAATCTGCAAAGTGTCGGGTTTGACATGAAAGATGTCGTTTTGCTCTTCACTGTGCATGATTCTAAGGTGCCAGAAACGCTTGCAAACAAATATGGAGTAGAAGTGCACACGTATACCGACAAGCGCTCAGACAAGCAATATATTCCATCTGTGAAGCCTTGGCTTTGGTGGCAATATCTTGCGGAAGATCCTGAACGTGAAAACGAGGACTACTTTTACTTTGACAGCGATGTAATCTTCCGAAAACGGCCAGACTTTCGCAAGCTGAAAGCAAGGCCTGATCGTTGGTTGTGCAGCAACACATTGAGCTATATCAGCGTTGACTATATTAAGCAGTGTGAACACGGAGAAGAAATCCTGAAACGCATGGCCGATATTGTCGGAGTCACGTTGGCCTCGCTTGAAACGATCAACCACAATTCTGGCGGTGCTCAATGGATCATCAGTCACCCGTCAGCAGAATACTGGCGCAAGGTGTATGCCGACAGCAACCGACTGTGGCAGTATTTGCAGACAGTCGATAGCAACATCCAGAAATGGACTGCTGAAATGTGGTCGCAGCTTTGGAACATGATGTACTTCAACATCGGGCCCGTCATCAGTGATGAGCTCGATTTTTGTTGGGCTACTGATCCCATCAAGCGATGGAATGAAACTAAGATCATGCACAACGCTGGTGTGACTGTGAATGACAAACGTTTGTTCTTCAAAGGACAGTATGTCAATCGAACGCCGTTTGATGATGATCTTAGTTTTGTCGACAAGTCGAGGTGCTCATACAAGTATGCTCAAGCAGTAAAGGCGGTGAAATGATGGCTGATTCAGACACAAACGCAAAGATTTTGGCAAGTGTGAAGCTTCGCATCGGTTTGACCGATACACTGCAAGACGACTTGCTAAACGACCTTATTGATGACGTAAACGCTCATGTGCTGGCTTATATCAACCAAGACGGTGTAATCAACCAGACAGTGCCAACTGCTGTTACATGGGTAATCAAAGACGTTGTGGTTAAGATGTACAACCGCAATGGTGACGAAGGCAAAACTGCCAGCAGTGAGGGTAATGTCTCAAACACATGGGAAACCATTGATTTATCTCAGTATGCTGACGGCCTTGATGTTTATCGCGAGTCATCACAAAGCCGAAGACCGGGGATGAGGTTTGTGTAATGAGATACAACAATCGAATCACCCTCATCAGGAAGTCACCGCCGGCTGATCCATTGCATGATAGGCCGACAGATACGCGCGAGACGGTCACTTGCCTGACAATCCCAATCACCAGTGCACAGGAACTTTCTGTATACGGTCTTGTGAACACGATGGCCTATGAGATTCACGTGAAGAATCCTGTATTGCCTGTGAACGAGATCGAACTTGATGGCGTCAAGTGGACAATAAATAAGACATTTGTAAATCGCAAGTCAACCGTGTTCATCGTGTCTGGAGGTGCAAGCAATGGCTGATATTAACGTCACGTGGACTGGCCTAAGCAGTCTCATGGAACAGATTGGTGCTACGGCAGCAGAAACGATTGAAGCTGCCTCATCGGCAATGAAGACAACCACAGGCCAAGTGCAAGCCCAAGCAAAACAAATTGCACCGAAACGAACGGGGTTCATGGCAAACAACATCAGTGTTGAGCCAGTCAAGAAGACAGCTACGTCTGTGACGGGAACTGTCAATGCAAAAGCTGACTATTCCTCCTTTGTTGAGTTTGGAACTTACAAAATGTCAGCAGAGCCGTTTATTAGGCCGGCCGTATCTGCTGGGCAATCATTGTTCATCAAAACGACAATGGACAAGCTGAAGGAGGCAGCCACATTCAAATGACACTCTCGGAATGGTATGAAGATGTTCAAACACAATTGACTGCTGACGGTCTTAACCCTGTATTCATTCAGCCGGACGCTAAGAGCACACTGCCATTAGTTTTCGTAAACGTTCACGTTGATGCCGATATGTCATCCAAGACAGCGACGCTTGCGAGCGTTGGTCAGCAGATTGACATATACGACAGTATCGACACTCCGCCGGCTGAATGGGAGGACTTCGTTCGCAATGTTAAATGGTCACTCAGCAAGGTGACACGATGGCAGTCATTAACGGCATCTAATTCAATCGACACAAGCATGGGCGATAGCAGTCCGCTGCGCCGCTGCATGCTCCTCATTACTCTAGAAGGAGATTATTGATTATGGCAGATCCAGTAAACAACGGTATCGAATTTGTAAAAGATACCCCATATCGTGGCAAAGATGTTTGGTATTTCATCCAATCAACTAACCCAGCAGTAGCACCAATTGGCAGCCCTGCAATCTTGCCGGCTCACCAAGAGTCTGGCGATACAAGCATTGAAGGTGATTCTCTTGATGAACAGACCAAGATGGGCCGTATCATTGCCGCATCCACTAACGAAGATAGCATTGAGCTGACAACCTACATGGTTCCGGGTGATAAAGCGCACGACATCATCATTGATGCCAAGCATGAAGGCCGTCAGGTTAAGGTATGGCGTGTCATTGTTGACTCACGTCTTGCAGTTGTTGAGGGCGACCACAAAGCCTATCCAGCGATGTTTGGTTACGGTGTTGTTGATAGTGCCGACATCTCTGATGAAGACAGTTTCTCTGAGATCGACTTCACCCTGAACATCATCGGCAAACTTGCGGATAAGAACGAAGATGGGACGCCGGGCACGTTCCCGTTATCCGACAATCAAGTTGCAATGCTCGATCAGCTCTATTCATTCGAACGCCCAGGCGAAAAAGAAGGAGAGTTTGCAGATGGCTCTGCAACGTCAACCACCACAACCACTTCTCACGCTTAATTAATCGCACACAGAGACGAGTAGGCTACGGCCGATCTGAGACGATAATCTAGGAGGATATTCATGTTAGAAATTCAAGTAAAAGGTCAACCTGTAGAAGCAAAGTTCAATTTTCGCGCTTTGTTCCGCGCAAACAAGCTATACAGCTCTGCTGAAGGTGCTAACGATGGCGCAAGCTCAATCTGGCTGGCATTCGTGACTGATGACGATATGGCATTGTTCAAAGCATTACGCGTGTTGCTTCCAAAGTCATACACAGACGACGACATCATGGACGTGCTCGACCAGGCAGAAGAAGACGGTAAATCTCAAGAGCTGTTTGAAGCGGTTGAGCAGGAGCTTCATAAATCCGGTTTTTTCAAACACGCCGCGCAACGCTGGCTGAACTTGACCGAAAAATACGGGAAAGCATTGACGGACAAGAAGAACAAGACAGCCGAAGAGAAGATTCAAGAAGCAGCGACCAAGGATACCCTGGACGCAATGAAGAAGAGTCTCTCTTAACCGACTTTGCCCGTCACGGAATCTATGATCCTGATATGCCATTCCGATTATATTTTTGGGAGGCCCGTTCAATGCTTGAAGGGTCTTTTTTGCGTGATGTCGATATGCGGCGCGACCTGATGGAACTTGCTGTCAACATCGCCAATATTCAGAACGCGAAGAACCCTAAACGGTCAGTCAAGGCTGGCTACAAGAACATTGACAAAGCCGAGCAAAAGATACTCAAACGCAACGGCAATCGAGAAAGAAAGCCTGATGTCGAAATGATTAAGAAACTCAATGCCGCATTTGGAGGTGGTAGCTAATGGCAAACGTAGTCGCAACATTCACAGCAAACATAGCACCGTTCCAAGCGGCAATGGGGAAGCTTTCGACAGCCGTAAAAGCTGGCACTGATTCCGCATCAAGTGCCGGTCAGCGTGTTGGGAGTGCCTTAACTAGTATTGGCAAAGCTTCAACTATAGCTGGCCTAGCCGTTGGTGCAATGGCCGCTGGCGCAATCAAAAGTTACGGAACTTTCCAAGAGTCAATCAACAAAGCAGCAGTTATCGCCGGGTCAAGTAACAAATCCTTAAAGGGTGACATGAAGGATCTTGAAGATGAGGCTCTATCACTTGGGAAAACCCTGCCTATCAGCGCCGAAGATGCTGGCAATGCCATGGTTGAAATGGCACGTAACGGCGCTTCCGTTAGCGATTTGAAAAAAGAATTTCCAGCAATTGCAAAAGCCGCAGCTGTTGCCGGAGCAGATTTGTCAGGAACGGCAACCACTGTTCAGCAAGCAATGAATATTTGGGGAGGCGGTGCTGCAAATGCAGCTAAAGACTCTGCCATTCTTGCCAAAAATGCCAATATGTCTAATGCAGAAGTCGAAGACATGGGCCAAGCTTTTGCCAACGTTGGATCAACAGCCGCAACATTAGGCATTGGCGTCAAAGACACGTCTACAGCCATCGGACTAATGAGCAATGCCGGTCTTGGCGCCGCACAAGGGTCACAAGACTTAGCGCACGCCCTGACCTTAATGGCTAAGCCAACAAAGACGGCTAAGTCAGAAATGACCGACTTGGGAATCACATACACTGATTCACAAGGGAAATTCAAATCTTTCCCCACAATCCTTAAAGAGGTCGCAAAAGCTACCGAGGGCATGAGCCAATCTCAAAAGATTGCGGCATTAACCAGCTTATACGGAGCAGCAGGCGCCAAGGCAATGTTACCGTTGCTGGTCCAAACGGAGAAGAAGACATCAAGCGGTAAGTCTGGATGGGATGCATATTCCGATTCTCTAGGAAAGGTAAGCAGTAGCGCTAAATCTGCTAATAAGTTTTTAACCGACAATTCTAGCAATATGACGAAGAACGTTGGTCAGTCACTAGATCAGATGAAAGATGATTTTGATGCTCTTATCAAAACGTCAATTCAAAGCATTGCACCCCAAATTCAAGCTGTTGCGAATGCCCTAGGCAACTTTGCACAGTGGCTTCAAAATTCAAAGTCTCCATTGGCTTCATTCACGAAGAATCTAATTGCATGGTCTCCTGTTATTGCCGCTGTTCTGGTGGTTGTGGGTCTCTTGACAAGTGGAATTGGGAAAATGATTACTAGTTTCAAGTCGATTGTTGGAGCTGCAAAAGCAATAGGTGGGGGGATGAAAGCAATTTGGGGAGTAATGGCGGCTAATCCTATTGTTGCTCTAATCGTGGTAATTGCCGCATTGGTTGCTGGCCTTGTGTATTTTTTCACCAAAACAAAAACAGGCCAAAAGATCTGGTCTGAGTTTGTTTCTGGCCTAAAGAGCATGTGGAGTGGGCTTGCATCGTTCTTTAGCGGTCTCTGGAGCGGTATAACTAAAACCTTCAGTAATGCTGCTAAGGGAGTCCAAAATGGATGGAATGCCGTCACCACATTTTTTAGCAACCTATGGAGTGGGATTGTTAATGGCACCACAAGCGCATGGAATGGGTTAACATCGTTTCTCTCTGGGACATGGAGTGGAATTGTCAATATTGCGACAAGCGTTTGGGGCGGAATCAGCTCATTCTTCTCGGGACTATGGCAAGGGATTGTGTCCGTGGCAACTGGTATTTGGAACACTTTTGGCCCGGCCTTGACTTCGATTTGGACGGGTATCGTCAATGTTGCGGAAGGCGTTTGGAATCTTCTCAAGTCTGTAATTATGGGCCCAGTTTTAATCGTTTTGGACTTTTTGACTGGTAGTTGGACACAGCTGGGGGCGGATCTTCAGCTTATCTGGACGAACATTGTTACGGCAGCCAGCCAAATTTGGACGGGACTTGTCACATACTTCTCTGGAGTATGGAATTTGATTACAACGTATGCCCAAACAGCATGGAATCTATTCACATCTGTTATCGAAGCGGTATGGAATGGTATTGTTTCCGGGGCTTCTGCAATCTGGAATGCCCTTGGATCATTCTTCAGCGGGTTGTGGAACGGCATTGTCTCTACTGCTGAGTCTATTTGGAACAGCATCGTTTCATTTCTATCCGGTTTGTGGAATGGAACGGTAAGCACAGCTAAAAATATTTGGAATGCTTTACCGGGGTTCTTTTCGGGCTTATGGAAGGGCATCACCTCGTTTTTCTCGTCAGCATGGAACAACATCAAGTCAACCGTAATAACCGCTGCTACTAACATTGTCAATGGGGCCAGAAACATTTGGAATGGGTTTACTAATATCGTCTCAAATGTCGTCAATGGTATAAAAAATGGATTTAATGCATTAATGCACTTCAATTTGCTCGATGCTGGACGTGCTATCATGGACAGCTTCTTCAGTGGGTTAAAGGCTGCATGGAGTAAGGTTCAAGACTTTGTTGGTGGTATTGCTTCTTGGATTCGTCAACACAAGGGCCCAATTAGCTATGATGCTAAACTTTTGATCCCTGCTGGTAATGCCATCATGGGTGGCTTGAATCAAGGCCTGCAAAAGTCATTCGGAGCTGTTCAAAAGACGGTTTCCAGCATGGCAAGCGATCTTTCTGACAACATGTCAGCTAATATCAGTAACTTGTCCATGGCTGGCACGCAGTTCAGCTCGGGTGATGTCACGCAGTCAATTGATGCAAGTGAACGAATCACGCCAAACATTTATGTTCAAAACAACGTTGATAAGAACGGCATTAACAGCATGGTCAAGGAAGCTGACGCCAATGACGCAGCCGTGGGCAGCTACTTCCGGCCGATTGGAGGGTAGTATATGGATCTATTAGTTGAAAAACTTGATGGTAGCCGATACTACCTGAGTCAGTACAAGGTGCTGATAACTGATTTCGAGGAATCAGCACCATCTGTCACTCGAAACAGCACGCAGCTCGATCAGCGTAACGGCAACATCGACTTTGGCGGCTGGCATACCGATAAAACGATCAATATTACCGGTTACTACCGTGCTAACGACATGGACGAAGAAGAAACGCTTCGTGAAAAGCTGTATGCGCTGCTTTCTGATCCTGACGGGTATTACATCACTCAACTTAAAACAACGCCCAACGTGGCCATGGAACGGCCCGGCCAGACGTCTGGAGGTTACTACGACAAGCTGAGCGACTATCCGTCACACAAGCGGTTCCTCGTCTATACCGAAGCGCCTGAGATGGAGCTGGTTGGTAACGTTAACGGTACATTACTGTACAAAATGACAGCTGAGTTCAAAACGATGAAGCTGCCGTATGGTGAAACACCGCCTAATGATATTGATGTTGTCAGCAATGTCCCATACCGAGGGACTGTTCCATGCAATCAACTCGAGCAAGGATTCACTGTTCAGTTAACTGCAACCGGTTCGGCATCTTCGTTGTCGTTCAAGATCGATGATACTGAACTTACTTCTAGCAACGCTGTTGTCGCTGGCGATGTAATTTTGCTGAATGGATTTAGTTACACACAGAATGGGCTGAGCATCGTCAGCAAGACGAACAAGGCCTATTTTATTTTGCAACCGGATAAACCGAATAAAATCACTTGCAATGTTTCCGGATCCGTCAAGATCCTTGGTTTCCAAAATCTATACGCATAGGAGGCGTGATTATTGATTACATTCATAGATGTTGAGAATAATGAATATCAAGCCCAGTGCGAGATTGAAAAAACCGATGCGGTGAATGGCGAGAAGTCATTATCTGGGACAATCTATTTTGGCCAAGATGTTAAGGCAAACATTGCCAAAGGGTGGACACTATCGTTTCTTGATGAAGACTACGTTGTTGTCACATACACGAAGAATGACAAAGAGAACACGGTGGCATTCAGTGCTGTGCAGGCATTCTTCTACAAGATGAGCAAGACAGGCTTTTACGAAACATGGAATGGATCGCACCCGTTTGCAACTTATCTTGACGCTTTGTTTGCTGGCACGGGCTATACGTATGACAATACGGCCTCGGTTGCGGCCTTTGAAAAGCAAGACTGGGGCATGAGTGACCGTCTGTCGCTATTCAACGACATCATCGATCAAGCAAACGTTGAATTCTCTATTGAAGGCACAGTGGTTCATGTTGTCCCAGCAATGGGATCTGATCTATCTACCATCGTTCGCAAAAAGTTCAATCTTGATACTGCCGAAATACAGACCGATAATACTAGCTTTGCCACTTACGGCCGCGGATATGGCGCCTATAGTAATCCTGATGACACCACAAGCCCGCGCCTAGAAGTTGAGTACAAATCACCGCTGTATGATTACTATTATCCGAAGTTTGGCGCAATTGAATCAGTTCCGGTTGCTGATGAGCGGTACACGATTGCTGACAACTTGCTAACCGCCGTGAAAGAGAAAGTTGACAAGAGTTGGGCTATCTCGCTTACCCTTAATCTTGTTGACTTGCAATCTGTCGGCTACAAATACGCGATGGCAAACCCCGGCGACTATATCACGGTGATTGATGAGAACCTTAACTTCAGTGACAAGGTTCGGATCATTAAAGTAACCAGTGATTACGATATCCGCGGCACACGAACCAAAACGGAGGTCGAATGCGGTAGCCTATCGTTTGCCGAACAGCAGAAGACATCACAGTCAACGCTATCAAATGTGGCCGCTGGCAAGATTCCAATGCCTAATGAATGGCTAACATCACAGGTGCAGTTAGCCACCAATAGTCTTCTCGCGGCACGAACACAACTGAGCTTCACTGACCAAGGAATCATCGCTGTTGACAAGACCGACGCTAATAAAGTTGTGATTCTCAACAGTGCTGGCGTTGGTGTATCAACAGATGGAGGCCAAACGTTCAAGAGCGCGATCACCGCTGATGGTGTGGTTGCTGAGCGAATTATCGGCAACCTCATCTCTGGGGTGGCTTTTAGAACTGCAAGCGGTAACTACACCATTACGCTAACAAACGGTGATATTCTTTTGAGCGATACTTCAGGTGATATCGGAGTGCTTGGAGCGGCATATGATTTGAACACTAAGCAGACAATTGGCACTGCTCTTAACACATATCAGGGCAGTTCGATTGGCATCGGCATATCCGACCCATCGCAAACCACGTCAGACGGAACGATCCCTTATAAGTCAGTATTTATGATTCCAAAAGAAGCTACTTATTCCGATCCACAGTACTATCTGTACGGGCATCTGATGAATACGCTTGCTAGTAACCAGGCCAGTGCATTCTGGATACAGCACCCGTCTCAGGTGATCATCAGTGGCAACAATGGGGCAGGCAATCAGCTAAACGTATACGGCACTCATGTCGATGTTCTGGGCGACTTCAACGTCTACAATGGTTCCAAAAATGCTGTGCAGGTTACCCGTGACGGTCTTCGTGCTACGCCTGCCTATGAGCTTGCCGAGAACTATGTTGGTGACATTGGCGAAGCCAAAACTGGAGACGACAAAACGGTGCGAGTGGACATTGATCCGCTCGTTTTTGATTTGATTAACACGGATAAGCCTTATCAAGTGTTCTTGACAGCATACAGTGATGCGCATTTCTGGGTTTCCGAGCGGGGCAAGGACTACTTCATTGTTTCGTCAGACAGCCCCAATTCAGCATTTGGCTGGGAACTGAAGGGCAAGCGCCGAGGATTTGAGGATCAGCGCCTCGTTGATACGAAAGACACTTACGAAGATTTGGAAAAAATGGAGGGAATTATACCCAATGACAATCAGAACGTATAAAGTAACGCTCGACACAAAAAACTCTATCGCACCAGAGCCTGTATTTCTGCGTCAGGGAGACAAAACAGGTGCCGTGGTGATTGATGCCACGCTGATGGACAATGGTGCTCCCGTTTCGCTTAGCGGCCTTACGCCAATGTTCAAAGCCAACACGGCTGATGGCCAAGCAGTCATCGTTGACGGCACCGGGTTCAATATTGTTGATGCTTCTGGTGGTGAATTCACCTATCAGGTTCCAAACGCACTGTCTGCCGTCCCGGGAAAAATCAAAGTAGCCTATTTTAGCTTATCTGATTCGTCCGGTAGCGAATCCACGTTCGATGTTGCTTTTATCATTGAAAAAGCGGTAGACATCACACAGGCACAAGCGAATGATTACATCACCATTATTGATGGCACGATCAACTCGTTACAGGCACAAGTTGATAATCTCACCACAGACATCCAAACCATCATAGATAATTACAAGGCCGGCAACTTCTACACTCAAGCCGAAACGGATAGCAAAGATGCTGCCACTTTGGCCGGCGCGAAGTCATATTCGGATGGTAATTTTACTAAGGCCAAAGAATACACAGACGATGCTAATGATTTTGTCCTTGGTGACGGGATGCATTTTGTTGCTCATCGCGGCAACAACGCCCAGTATCCGGAGAACTCTTTGGCTGCATTCCGCAACGTCACCCGCCATTGGGGGATCGAGACCGATGTCCAAACGACCAGCGACGGTCGCTGGGTGATTATGCACGACGACACAGTGGACCGCACCACAAACGGCACCGGCAGAGTCGATTCGTTCACGTTTGATAACATTCGGAAGCTACGAATGGATACTGGCAATGGTATTGGCCTCGTATCAGACGGTGATAAGGTGATCCCATCCGTAGAAGAATATCTATCTATCTGTAGATCGATTCATAAAACTCCGTTTATGGAGATCAAAGTGCCTAGCGGTAAAACATATACTTCTAATGATTATGATGTGCTTGCCCAAGCCATTAAAAATTACGGCATGGAAAAAAACATGGTGGTCATTTCGTTTGATTTTTCGGCATTGCAGGCAATCAAATTGCGGTTGCCATTGATTAATGTGAGCTATCTGGTTAATGCCTATTCGGACGATTTGGTCGACCAGATTAAGCAATTAGGACCAAATGCGGGCATTGACACGGGCAGTGCTAATACTGTGACACAGGCCAACGTCAGCTATGCTCATCAGCAGGGCTTGAAGCTGGGTGTATGGACGACTGAGGACGACAGCCTGAGGGATACATTTGTCGCGAACGGTGTGGACTACGTGACAACGAACAGCCTATCTGGCGATTTGAGATACGCTAATCTATCTCTTGACAGTGGCACTGGCTGGAAAGATAACAGCACGGATGCCGGCGTCGAGCCGGCCCACGTGGAAGAAATAGCCGGAGGACGAGTGCGGATATTCGCAAACATAAAAAATGCAACATACGTCGATACCGGAAAAAAGATCGCGCAACTGCCAAATTGGGCAATTCCTTCGCACGATGTTTGGTTAACAGTTTTGGCACGGACTTCCACTGGTGTCCAGTCTTCCACGGCTAATATTATTGGTATGGGTGGAGGCAGTAGTGCAGGCGCATTAAACAATGGTTTGAACATGACCTTGACCTGGAACCAGATCGACACAATTTACTCAATTTAAAACTCTGATGGTCAAGGAGGTGATGGAGCATGCTAAACAAAATCAGAGATCATCCGACACACACAGCACTCGCCATTGGCATGGTTGCCATTGGCTTGTTCCTGATTATTAATGACCATTATTTCATCTGGCCCCCACATTACTCTGACTGGTTAAACGATGACATTGTGGGGTTTTTGTTTGTCATTGATGGTCTCGGGCTTTGGGGGTGGGTGCTATGGGAAATACAGTCAGCGGTAACCAATCGTCTGTTGCTTACGACTACCAGCTTTTTAATGTCGTTCTTGACAATACTGCAATTCCTGACCTCGATCTCAACTGGAATCTACTCAAATTGGATCAGCAATGCGATCATAACAGCCTTCGTGCTGATTTTAGCGCGAAGGAGCGATACAAGAGATGATCGATAAATACCTCGTGACATACGCGCCTTATATCGCAGGTATTATATCTGCGATGGTTGCCTATCTAAGCCTTCGAGAGAGTCAACGCAAAACCAAGCATGATGAGGCTATGGATTTGCTGGACAGGGTGAATAAAGACAACGATAGGCTCCGCGAAGAAAATGAAGAACTGAAAAAGAAAAACTTACAGTTAACAAGAGAACTGGAGGAATTAAGATATGCAAAATGAACTACTTCAGGTACTAGCAATTGCGGTTGTCATCGCACCGATCTCCACTGGTTTCACCGAAATCTACAAACGATATACACCTGCAGAGGGCAAACTGCTACCTGTTCTATCAATTGTAACGGGCATTTTACTGGCCTGCGTTTGGGCGCTGGCTTTTGACCATCTTTCCTTAATCGGTGCTTATGCGCTGGCAGGACTGCTGTCAGGACTTGCGTCCGTTGGTGTTTATCAAATTGTTAAACCAAACGAGGAGGTAAAATAGTATGAGTTATAGCATCAATAAAGAATTTGCTTTGGGTGCAAATGAAGGCTCATCGCAAGTAGCTAATCGGCTTTACATTATCCTACATGATGTTGGTGCGGAATCTGGCGCGCGTGCAAATGCCGCTTACTTCAAAAACAATATTGCTGCTGAAGTTGCTTATACGGCATTTGTTGTTGGTGATGGCGGTCAGGTTTATCAGGTCGGCGAACCTGGTTATGTACAGTGGGGCGCAGGAACAGTGGCAAATGCCAATAGCCCAGTCCAAATTGAATTAGCTCACACGAGTGATCCCGAGACCTTCAAGAAAGATTATGCCGTCTATATCGAGCTTGCACGTGATATGGCTGCTAAATATGGCATTCCGACTAGTTTGGACACTGGCGGTGCTGGAACGCCGGGCATCAAGTCTCATTTGTGGGTAACGCAGCATATTTGGGGTGATCACACTGACCCTTATGGTTATCTAGCTCGATGGGGCATTACAAAGGAAAAACTAGCGGCCGACCTTGCTAATGGAACAACAACCGTAGATGCATCTACGAGCGCACCAGCAGCACAAACGGCGCGTCCGCAAGCAGCTGTATCTCGTAAGGTCAATGTGACTTACGGCTTGCACTTGCTCGGTGGCGGTTGGCTTGATGAAGTCACTAATTTTGGCTCTGGTGACAATGGATTTGCGGGATTGCCTAATCACCAACACGATCTGCTCTACATTCGCGTTGATCATGGTAGCGTTAAGTATCGAGTTCACACGGTTAAGAGTGGTTGGCTGCCTTGGGTAACCAAAGGTGATCGCAATGACACGGTCAACGGTTGCGCCGGTATTGCTGGTGAAGCGATTGATGGAGTCCAGATTGTGTTTCTCACCCCCGCCGGTGAGCCATACCAGCAAGCGTATTACCGCAGTCAGACGACACAACGGGCTGGCTGGCTCAACGTTGTGTGTGATGATGGCACGAGTTTACCACAGTACACAGACACATACGCCGGCATGTTTGGAGAACCGCTTGATCGTTTGCAAATCGGTATTATTTCGATCAGTCCATTTTAAGTACATTACAAAAAAGGCCCTGGGGAGTGATCCCTGGGGCCTGTTTTTTTGTGACCAGTCGTTTTATCCGGTACAAAGAAAGACAATCCGGTACAAAATGAAATGTACCGGGTGCGGTACCGGATTTTCAACTGATTCCATCCATCTGTATCAGGGAAAAGCACAAAAAAATACCGCAAGTAAGCGGCTTTTATATCGAAGAGATGCGGTAATAACGTTTGAAAAATTGGCTCAACTATTTGGATTCAGTAATCGTTAACTTGCTAGCCATCAGCGTTTGACCGGTGTTGTACCGGATTGGTACCGGATTTGGTCGAAGAATCGTTTGAATCATCTAAAAGTCCGCCTTGCATCACTCGAAAAACTTGTTGTGCACCCTCTGCAGTTGGACGAGTGTATTCATTCGTCATGGTGATATTTTTGTGGCCGAGCCAATGCATTACACTCATATCCGGCAGCCCCTTTTCCAAGGCTTGAGTAGCAAAGTAATGCCGCAACATGTGGGGACGCACTTCAACACCGCTGGCTTTTGAGACTTTCTTGAAAATTCGGATGTTGACGCGGCCAGGGTGGGGCGGCATGCCAGTTCGTTCGTCCAAGTAAACAAACGTGTTTTCGTTGCAGACACGGTGAGTTTTCGCGCAGATATCTTTCGAATGTTGCAGCATATCATCAATGTAAACGACAATGCCCCCGCGAACATAGATTTCCCGTTCAGATGATTCAGTCTTAAGTTTACCACCGTTGGGCTCAGCTAGGGTGCGGCCAACGTAAAAATGGATCCGATAATAATCCCCGATGTCATCGTGGCCTTTCCGAAACGACCGAAACTGTAAACCAAGGGCCTCAGAGCGCCGTTCCCCGAGCGTGAGCAGATAGAGCATGGTCATATCGTACTTTGAAAGGATTCCCTGAGCCGTATGCATGAATTTGTGGAAACCAGCCTGGGAAAGTGATTGGTCCTTTGGTTTTTTGGCTCCTTCAATACCAATTCCACGGAGTCTGTTTTTATCAATGATGTCGTTCATTTCCGCAGTGTTCATTACATTTTGCATCACCTGATCGATTGTCCGAATAGTTAGTTTGGCGTACCCGTCTTCAACTTTTTGATCAATCAACCGCTGATAACCTGCACGGCTGATTTCAGCCATTGGTGTGTTGCCATAGACCGGCCGGAGATGCTTATTGAAATAATGATTGTTCTGGAGAACGGTATTTTTCCGCCAACGACCAAGTGCTGTCTTTCTTTCAACCATCTGGTCAAAATATTGTCCGAGCGTCACGCCACGGTGAGTAATCGGGCTAACTTGCCCGGTAGCGAGTGATGCCTCAAAATTTTTCAAAACAACATCAGCGTCTCGCCAAGTTAAAAAGCCAGACTTTGTGAACTCGTCGTTTTTTCCTACACTATTTTGAAATCCCCGACGAATTCCAAATCGCTTACCGCGACGAGTATCGTACTCGTAAACGTTTGGGTGCCTGGGGACCTGTGTCCATTTCCGCATAATCAGTGATCCTTCCATTTGTGTAATTCCAGTAGGCAAATACACACACCAGTTCGACTTAAGTGTGAAAGAAAAGCCCCGGGCGGGGCAAAAAATAATGTTGCACAGAATCTTATTTCAGAGTAGGCAAATCGCTGCGCTGCCAGTACCTTGTCGCAATGTCTGGAACGTTCGATGATGATGACTGTTTCTTACTAAAAGCCTTCAACTTGTCACCGCTGATTTGAACCTTGATGATGGGAATTTGCCCATTGCGTGTGGGGTGTGTCACCATTATTGCAATGTTTTGGAAGTCAGTGCCTTTTGATTTTTTGAAGGCATTCCATGTCTTCAGAATATCCGTGCCCGCATTTCTCATTGCCATTTTGTCTGATAAATCATTGCCGGATTCCTTGATGGTGAGACCGACCGTTTTTGTGCCGTTCGCATAGATACCAGTAACGTCTTCATAGGTGATCTCAGAGTTATAGTGCTTCAGCATCGCTTTAACCGAGACATCGCTGTTCAGCTTATATACCTTGATGGAAGGGGCGGCCGTTTCCTTTTTGAATTCGTTAGCACAGCTTGAAATCCCGGAGACGGACAAGCCGATGACAATTACGAAAATCCAAAACTTCCAACTTTTCCAGAATGGTGTTTTGATCGTTCGGTGGGATCTCCGAGTTTCTTCCGTCATTTTTAATTCTCCTTTGATTTCAGCTTTTAACGTCGTCAGGATTTGGACGGACTGTCAATACTCGTCAGGATCAAACGGTGGCCGGTGGATATCCTCGAAGAATACGTGCATCCATCCCGGAAAACCTAGGTCATTCAGAATGGACGAGTAGTTCATTGGAGATATTTGTTTTCCGCCAAATATTAACTCAAAGGAAAATGCGTTGGCTTCTGCTTCAATGCCGGTCACCATCATTGGCGCATTCCGATTGAAGAAATTGGTGTCGCAGTCGGTGTGTTCGGTGCAGTGGCACAGCTCGTGGCCGCACACGACGTTGTCCTGATCCTCTGTGTTGTTGGAATTCAGTGTAATCATCCGAATACGATTTACATGGGTGCTGTAGCCTAAGATGGTTTCTCCCAGATCGTAATGATGGACAGTAATGCCCAGATATCCTGCAAGCCGAAAAGGATCGCGGGTTCCATAGTAGCTGCTCAACTTGTCAGCCGCCGTAACCGCGCCTCGTAAGTTTCCCACATATCTCGCTCCCCATCACTTCACTCCGCATGGTCGTCGGTTTCACTACCGCGGTATTTCTTTGGCGTGAACTTCTTCTTGGCCAGCACCTTCGAGAGGATCATGGTTTGGCGCAAAGATGCTTCCAGTAATTCACGATCCGTTTCGGTCAGCTCCGAGCCATTCTTGAAATAGTTCACGCCGGCTTTCCCAGTCACTCCCGCCATCGCATCCTCGAGCATCTGATCCACGTCTTTGTAATCCTTCTTGGTAAGAGAGTAGTAGTGTCGCTTATTCGTTTTGCCCAACAAGTAATCAGTAGAAACGTTGAAAAGAGTTGCGAGCTTAACGAGGTCGTCGTTGCCTATTCCTCGCCTATCATTTTCCCAGCTGGTAACAGTGCTCTGGCTGACATTCATTTTGGATGCAAGCATCGGTTGCGTCATGGATCGTTCTTTCCGGAGTGTCGCAATTCTTTCACCCATTGTCATAAAAGCACCTCCACGATTTGTATTATAGGTTGTACGGATAGTAAGTGCCAAATATTTTTGACAAAGTTGTACAAAAACGGTTGACTTGTACGAATTGTAGATGTACGATATGTACATAAATAACAAAGGAGGTAATCGAATGAAACTTCAACAAGCACGTGAGCGTGCACATATCACGCAAGAAGAGCTTGCTATTCGCTCAAGCTTGTCGCTTTCAATGGTTCAATCAATTGAGAATGGACGCCGAGAGGGGTCCACCAAGACCTTAATTGCGCTTGCTAAAGCGCTTGATGTAACGCCTAATGATCTTTTGTATGGATATGAAAACACTAATCGTACAACATTCCAGGAGGCCACGAAATGAATGAAGAAGACAAACTTTCAGAAGAACGCATCGAGCAAATTGCGGAAGCACTGAGCGGGTTGGACATGAACCAGTGGGGCGAAGTCCAGCGGATCATCGAGCATCTTTACCACCCGGTAAAAAAGACACTGACCTCCGAAGAAATCAGTGCCACGCTCACGAAGTGCCGGACCTGGCTCTAGTCGTTGACAACCTGCAGTTGTAACGGACTGACGCGGTAATCGCGGCCCTGGTACTCAATGTGAACGAACGGGAACGTCTCTAGCTTGCCCGGAATTGTATCGAGCGGGATAGAATCCAAAATGCCGCCTTCCTTGACCCATGTGACTGGGTCAGTTTGATGGATCGAAACAACGGCGTCTTTCGGGATTTCCGTCCAACCCATCGGAGCTAGATTGGCGTAAAGATGCACTGACATTTAATCACCTCCTTGAGGTGATTATCCCACGATTCAGAAAGAAGGAATCAGAATGAACGAACTAATCAAAACCATCATGCAAGATGATGGCACGGTCGCAGTGAGCGGCCGGGACCTACATGACTTCTTGGAAGTCGATACTCCATATACGCAGTGGTTTGACCGCATGATCGACTATGGATTCACCCAAAACGTTGATTTCACGGGTTTATCACAAAAAAGTGAAAAACCTACCGGCGGCCGTCCACGTGTCGATCACGCCTTGACCCTGGATATGGCCAAGGAAGTTGCGATGATCCAACGGACGGATAAAGGCAGGCAAGCACGCCAGTATTTCATCGCTGTGGAGAGCCGGTACAAGCAACTTGCAGCACTGCCTCAGACACCGGAGGAAAAGCTCGCCTTAACCATGGAGGTGGCCAATAGGAGCGCCGAGAAAGTCAGAAAGCTCGACGGCCGAGTCACTGACTTGGAAAAGAATGCTCCGATTGCTCCCGGCGAATACAGCTATATCAGCCGTCAGGTCCGGAACGTGGTTGAGAGTTACGTTAACATGCATCATCTCCGGCTGACCCAGAAGCAGCGTGGGTTGCTCTACAAAGACGTCAGCCGCGGCATGAACGAGTATGTCGGGATTAAGACACGCACGCAGTTGCGCAAGCGCGACTTTGACAAAGCCGACGAGTACATCGGCAACTGGCACCCGTCAACGGCCACGATGATGCTGATCCAGGAAGCACAGGAGGTAGGTGTCGAAAAATGAACGAAGAAATCAAGCAGCATGCACTGCGTATTGCAGAAATATTGCAGGAACAAGGAAATCCATACCAGCGGATTGAAATTGACGCTGATGGGATTAAAAAGGTCTCCACCGATTGGTCAGAACCAGCAGAGACCTCACAAGGACGTTCCGTCAAAACTGATGTTTCACTAGACGAAAGCGGAATCACTACTGTCTCACATCTGGATTAGTAAATCGTCTGATTTGATCACTGATGTCGTCATGAAATGCGATTGAGAACTGTTTCGTTAGTGCATCTGCAATTTCGTCAGGATTCACGTTTTCGCTTTTTATAGAAGATACGACCTTACTTGTATCAACCTTATCAACTGATCGATAAGCGGCCAGCACCATGATGTCAGAGAACGATAAATGTGAGTTGATTTGCATTTTTCTTCACCTCCCTTCGATGCAATTGTCCAGGTGAGGTCGAGTTTCATTTCTCCACCTCGTTGTCCCCACTGAGTATTCGGCGCACACGTTCCTGCTCCTCAGGGGTGAGCGCGTTGCCCAGTTCCTCCCACTTGCTTCGTTGTTTGGCGGCGGATGAGCCGTCAGGGCGCTGATTGTACGGGGGGAAGTCCAGAAGCTCTGTGAGGGACATACCGAGGCCGTGAGCAATCTTTACGACGGTCTCCATTTTGGGACTGGCGGTAACCTGATTCATGACTGTGCTGATTGAAGATTGGCGTAGTCCAGATAGAGTTGCTAGCCGGTTAGCTGTCATATCCCGTTCCGTGAGGATCGTGTTGATTCGGTCCGCTATGAGCTTTGAGTCTGTTACCATTTTGAACACTCCTAACGGAATAACGTTAACTGACGGTACTAAAACTGGCAATTTTTTTGAATATAATATCAATATCACGTTGACAAAGAACGCGAACATGATATTATATAGATAAAGACAACGGGAACCCGTTGAAAGAGGAGGTGAGAAAGTTGAAAGCAGGAGAGCTAATCAAAGAATACCGGCAGAAGCGAAGCATGTCTCAAGTTGCCTTGTCTGATGCGTCGGGAATCCCACAGTCCACAATCAGCACTATTGAGAATGGTTCCACACCATCGTGGGAAATTATGAAGAAGTTGGCGATCACTCTGAACATCAGCGTGGGTGATCTGCTCGGAACACAGGAGGTGAAGAACTAATGGCGCTGACCAAGGAAGACGAAGAACGTGTCCGCGAGATTGCTCAGACGGTCTATGAGAATCAGAAGGGAAGCCGCACGACGCCTGAGGTACGTAAGTTCAAGCAAGACATCGAGAACTGGTTGCGTGACAGCTTTCCAAACGATAGCGACCGTCAAGGACGTAACAGCAACCGTAGCGGCTTATATGCGGTGTTACGTACCAGACTCGATTTGAGCAACATTCAGAACTTGCGTGATGGGCAGATCCCAGAGGCCCGGCAGATTTTCGATGAATACAAGCACCTTCTTTCTGACTGAGGAGCAATTGGCTTCATCGTTTTAATGGTAAGGCATACTGCCGTTAAGCCGCTACACAGCTGTTACACAAATTAAGGAGGTGACAAAATGACGATCAACATTATTGATGAATTTGAACGATCCCTCGAGGAGCAGCATCTGACAAAAAAAGAACTTTCAGGTCGGCTGCATGTGACACAGGCTGCTTTGAGCAATTGGGTATCACGTGATGGAACAATTCCATCAGACAAACTGATTCCAGCTGCATTAGCAATTGGCAGTGACCGATTTCTTGACGCTGCGGTCGAATATGCCACTGACGGACGTCTCCGAGTGTTTGCGGATGACGTTGATACAGACGATCCTCTCGTTCTTTTCCTCAAAGAGAAGATGGCTCATGCGCAGTTCGAGCGTTGTGCACAAGACGCAGAATCTGCGCTCGCCACGGATCCACGAAAGAGGTGCCGATCTGATTTTGAAAAGATTGATCAGTATATCGACGCTGGTGATGATCTAGTGGAACATTTGGAAAGCTTTTTAGGAACACTGAGACAGCAGAAATTGCAGGAGGTGAGTCAAGCATGGATGTGAATATCAATATTCCGACAGACGGAGAATTTCAAAAGATGCTGATTCAGGCCATTGCCAAAGAAGCAGCTGCCCGGATTCCGGTACCAGAGCAGCCAGAGCCTCTGCTCACAAGGGACGGTTTGGCAAAGGTTATGGGCATTAGCCCGGAATCTGCCAAGCAGTGGGAGGCAAATCCTGACTATCCTTGGCATCGGTTGGGTAAGAGCAGCCGCGGATACTTCTACAGCGAAGTACACAAATGGCTGATCACTCACCCAGAGAAAGGTCTTGATATGAATGCCTACCGAAAATGAATTACTAATGGTGATCCTGCTCATGGCCGCAACTGCCTCAGTGATCACGGCGATCATGATCCGGCCGGACTGGTTCGGACTGGAAAACGACAACAAAAAGACCGCTAACGGTGGCACCCGTCAACGGCCGGAGAAATAAACATTGCAATAGTTATTTCTCCTCTAGTTTAGCAGAAAACGGAGGTACGAACAATGCAAGCTAACGCAAGCAATTACAGCTTGGCGGCCGCCTACGACCGTCAGAACGACGACAGTGACGTAATCACAGACGTGCTGGGCGGCAACATCTATCCCGGTGATAAGGTCTGGACGTTCCGCTACCACGATCGGAGCGGCAGGGAAGTTCCAGCAATCCTGTCTTATGACGACAAGAGTACGAAAGAATTTATGCATGACGAACTCAAACGGCTCGGGCCAGTGCAGTATCTGCGGCGGGTCATGCATGAGGAACCAGCGGACTTCTTGCTGCGAGAATTCGGCAAGGACAACCAGATTATCAACCCGGACATTATCCGCAACATGATCGAGCGGGCATTGGCGGCTGGTGACATCGAGCGGGTGCTCCAGTTCGATTTTGCGAGCACCATCGAGGACTATCTGAATCACATGCAAGACACTGACCAGGCACCGATGGAGTTGTATTACGACGCCGGTCACTACGAATACGGGGAGGTATAAAAATGGTAAATGCAGTGAATTTGAAACGAACGCCAGTTAAGACGTTGGTGCAGAGCGATGCAATTCAGAAACGTTTTCGCGAGGTACTAAAGGACCGAGCGCCACAGTTTCTGAGTTCAGTGGTTAGTGTGGTCAATGAAAATAAGGATTTACAAGGTGTTGACCAGATGAGCGTGCTCAATTCGGCATTGGTGGCGGCATCCGTCAACCTGCCGATCAACCAAAATCTCGGGTTCTTCTATCTTGTTCCTTACAAAGGTGTTGCTCAGGCGCAGATGGGCTATAAGGGCTACATTCAATTGGCTCAGCGGTCGGGCCAGTATCAGAAGCTCAATGCCATTCCAGTTTATGCTGACGAGTTTGGCAGCTGGAATCCACTGACCGAAGAGCTGGATTACACGCCACATTTTGAAGACCGCAAGGCGAGTGATAAGCCGGTCGGATACGTCGGTTTCTTCAAACTCTCAAATGGCTTTGAAAAAACTGTGTATTGGAGTCGGAAACAGATCGAAGCTCACCGTGATCGATTCTCGAAAAGCGCCAGTAGTTCCCAATCACCATGGAAGTCTGACTTTGACGCGATGGCTTTGAAGACAGTGCTGCGGAATTTGATCACCAAATGGGGACCGATGACCACGGATATTCAAAAAGCGAATGATGCCGATGAAAGCGACTTGAAAAATAATTTGACTGTCGACTCAAGCGATCCTAAAGACGTAACACCTGGCTCATCCTTGGAACAATTTCTTGGTGCGACTGATCAGCAGCAAGAACCAACCACCGAACCGGCAACCAAGAAAAAGTCTGAGGAGGTGAAGCACGATGAACTCAAGCCAGACGTTATCAACGACCCCAACGAGCACACCAAACAAACCAGCCTCACCGACGACGACCTTCCATTTGACTGATGCCAACTACTACAACAAGGAAGCCAACCAGCATTTTCAATCGGCATCAATGTTCAAGGAGTTCTTATCATGTGAAGCCCGGGCCATGGCTATGCTGGCAGGCTGGGAACCTGCGAACAAAGATCCAACGGCCTTGTTGGCCGGAAATTATGTGCACAGTTATTTCGAGAGTAAAAGTGCTCATGAACAGTTCATCCAGGACAATCCGGTGATGTTCACGAAGACGGGTAGTCTAAAGGCCGCTTACAAGACGGCTCAAACCATGATTGATGCGTTAAAGGACGACAAGCACTTCATTGAGGCCTATATGCCTGGGGAAAAAGAGATGATTCTCACTGGTGATATTGGTGGCACTCAATGGATGGGCAAGTTGGACAGTTATATTCCTGGTCAGTCGTTCTTCATGGACATCAAAACCACTCAGGATATTCATAAACGCTTCTGGGTTCCAGACGGTCGGCATGGTCACTGGGGTTCATTTGTAGAAGCATACAACTATCCATTACAGATGGCCGTTTATCAAGAGCTGATCTTTCAGGCTTACGGTGTGCGACCTGAACCCATCATTGTTGCTGTGACCAAGCAAGAGCCGCCCGACAAGGCATTCATCGCAATCCCGCAAGAATATCTGGATACGGCAATGAGTCAACTGCTGGAAGCACAAGACCGAATCGAAGCGGTGCGAAGTGGGCAGATCCCACCTAGGCGTTGCGAGCAATGCGACTACTGCCGAGCAACCAAACATCTGGGACAGATCATCAGTATGCACGAATTGATTGAGTAGGGGGTGAGCATTTGGATTATTTCAAGCAGCGACGTGCGTTTCGTACATTACTTACAGATGAAATCAAGTTATCAATGGGCCAAAACGTTTTGTATCGCGAGTTATTAGACTACGCGAACGACACCGGCAAATTGGACAGCGATTTTGGGTTATGGAATGACGTACTAGCACGCCGGTCGAGCCAATCCATAGCCGGCTTGAAGAAGAACCGAAATGCTCTTGTCCAGAAAGGCCTGATCAGGCTGACGCCTGGGGCCAAGGACAAGACAGCTCCCCGGTATCAAATCATTCAGCTTTATGTCGATTACAAAACTGAACCAACAAGTGATGGAAATGACGTAAAAAGTAGCCCACGTGGTACCGAAAAAGTAGCCCACGAAGTAGCCACTAGGGTAGCCCACGAAGTAGCCCAAAGTACTTTACTAATACCTGACAGTGACTTGACAAAAGAACATAGTCCGGCACCGGCAAAGCCGGCACCGAAAAAATCTGCTGCTCCGGATCCGTACCTCGGCGATTACAAGATTGTCATCGATTACCTCAATGAGCGGACGGACAGCCGGTACCAAGCCAATGGGGCTAAGACCAAGGAGCTGATCCATGCACGGCTCAACAGCGGGTTTGACGTTGACGACTTCAAACGGGTGATCGACAACAAGGCCACCGAATGGATGGGGACTGAGATGCAGAAGTACTTGCGGCCCTCCACGCTTTTTGGGCCGAAGTTTGAGGAGTATCTCAACCAACGCAACGTCAAGCCTCAGTCCAAGTCATATCAGGAGCGAGACAATCCCAACGCGGCTGAATTGCCGTTTTGAGGGGAGGAATAGACCGTGAAAGACGCAAGAAATGTATTTCAACGTCTCTTGGATCACTTTGAGCAGTGCGGGAAGTGTCCAGTCTGTGGGGAACCGCTGTATCGGCCCAGCTTTGAGATGGCTGGCCGGGTTGTCCCGGGAGCTTGTCCTGCCTGCGGTTACAAGGAGCCAACGGGGATCGAGGATCAACGCAATCCCAAACGGTGGGAGCGAGACGCAGCCAAAACGGCAGCTAATAACTATCTTGTTGGCAATTCGCTCACGCCTAACGGCAAAGCCTTCAGCAACAGCTTTGAGACGTACGTGGCCCGAACCCCAGAGGAGCAGAAAGCATTGGCCTTCGCTCATGCCAAGGTGGAGACCCTTGTCGAGCAGCCTCCCGCTCATGTGTATTTGGCGGGACCGGCTGGCACTGGTAAGACGCACCTGGCAACGGCTATCCTGCTCGATTACATCGTGCAGAAGAACTACAGGGTGAAGGCGCTGTACGTCGATTGGCAAAAATATGTGGACATGACGGCGAATCGCTACGACGCGCAAATCGATATAAAACAATATCTGGCACGGCTCAATGCAGCCATCCAGGATTGCGATTTGTTGCTACTGGATGATTTCGGAGCCGAAGTATTCGACGGAAAGGCGTCCAAGGGATCCGTTGACTTAGCCAATACGATCTTCAGCGGCCGGGTGGACAAGAACGTCATCGTGACGACGAATCTTCCGGGAGAGATGGTCAAGGATGTCTATGGCCAGCGTATTGTCTCTCGTCTGCGAGCCCACATGGTGGGTAATGCATTATTATTCGCCAACATGAAGGACCACCGCGCCCTGGCATGAGAGGAGAGTACGACATGAAGAAAGTCGAAAGCATCGTGATTCCATTACCATTGGCGGCCACAAAAGCCTATAAAGACGTGACGTTAAACAAATACATTTCTGCTGAACGGTCCAATCGCTTCGCCGCTGCGAGCCTTAAACGACAGGCTACCGACAATTGCGCTTTGTGGGTCAAAAATGCCATGAATGATGGTCTTGACTGGCAGTGGCCGGCGGATCTCTGGTTCCACTGGCACGTGCCAAACAATCGGATTGATCCGGACAATATTGCGTTCCAGAAAAAGTTCATTCTGGACGGTATGCAAGCAGCCAAGATGCTGCCGAACGACGACATGAAGCATATTCGCAGATTCCACGACGCCTTTATGGTTGAGCCTGCGGGTCACGGATACGTTGAAATTAAACAGGAACGGAGCGAGTGATATGAGTTATCAAATTATTGGCTGTGCAAGCCGACAGGCATACGGGCCGTCGTTTGATACGGTCAAGGAAGCTTATCGCTATATCAACGACGTGTTGGAGGACACAAGTTCTGATGCGCGGAGGGAGCAGCGCAATCGGTCTACCAGCCGCTTATCTTTTGTCAGCCTACCGGAGCCTTTGTTCGTGGCTGACGATGAAGACCCGATTGAGGACCAGTTGCCATATCTGGGCAAGGATAAACGGCTCAAGGAGATCAACGACCGCCACGCATGGGAGCGAGCACACAAGGTGCAGGAGGTAGTGGGGTGATAATGACTAGCACGCATCAATATGTCTCCGGCGATCGGGTCGATGTGCCTGAACAGGTCTTTCTGGGAAACGTTGTTACCCGCTCTGGAGTTGGTGTCGTAAAGCAGATCCTGCGGCAGAAGTTTGGGAATGCCACTCAAGAATTGCTCATTGTTGAGGTAGACGGTCAAGGTGAACGAAAGTATTTATCGAAGAATGTGCGATGGATTGGAGAGCCAGAATGAATAAAGAAGAAGCAAAAGAAGCCTTGCAAGATTGGTTTGATAAGGAAAAGATCCCCGCAGTGGTAGACCAAAAAACTATTGCGAAAGCAAAAGACATCATCGATGCCATCGAATTAGAACACAAGCCGGAGGTATTACCACAGTCTGTGGGTGAATGGGTGGACCGTTGTTTTCTTAGCATGGCCTTACCCCAACTTCTTGATGCGAACTATATGCCTTCGACTGTCAAAAGCTGGGTCTATGAAACAAGATTTTTGAATCAACTGACACTCATGCGTGCCTGTCTATATGGGTGGACACCAGAGAAACAGTTCGTTCTGCCGATGGAAGAGACTGGCGACGACTTGACAAATTTATATGCAGTTAAAGATACCCAAGGAGATTGGGATGTGCGGCCGGCAAATGATGATAAGGGTGCAGTGCTTAACCATTACACGGTCGGTCAATCGGATATTGACTCAGCTCCGGCGTGGGTCAAGGCTATCAAACCGGTGGAGGCACACTATGACAAGACCAATTCTTGATATGACTGCAGGTAGCCGCATGTTCTGGTGGGATAAGGAAAACCCACTTGCAACATTTGTCGATAATCGCTCTGAGACGATCGCCGTGCCCGATGTCAGTAGCAAGGGCGGTCAGCGGGTGATTGAGATCAAGCCGGACATCATCGGCGACTGGACCAAGGGGCTGCCGTTCCCAAACGAATCGTTCCACTTGGTTGTATTCGACCCACCGCACATGATTAGAGCCGGTGAAAAGAGCTGGCTGCGTGCCAAGTACGGCGTGCTGCAGGACACATGGCAAACGGATATTGCCATTGGTTTCCAGGAGGCTATGCGGCTACTAAAGCCGTGGGGCACGCTCGTATTCAAATGGTCCGATGATCAGATCAAGCTATCGCAAGTGCTCAAATGCATTGACTACAAGCCATTATTCGGTGAGAAGCGAGGGCACACGCATTGGGTGGTCTTCATGAAGGATGGTGGCGGATAATGAATGCATTAGAACTGTTTGCCGGCATTGGCGGCATTGCCTTGGCCGAACAAATGGCCGGCATCAATGTTGTTGGGTTGTGTGAGTATGCTGATTTTCCAAGAGCCGTGTTGCAAAAACATTGGCCGGCGGTCCCGCTATTTAAGGATGTGAAGACACTTGATCGAGACAAACTCAAAAATGGGGGGGTGGACCCCGACACAATTGACATTATTTCCGGCGGATTCCCTTGCCAGCCTTACAGTGTCGCCGGGCACCGCAGAGGCACGGAAGATGACCGCGATCTCTGGCCGGAAATGTTTAGAATCATCGAATCTATCCGGCCAACTTGGGTCGTTGGAGAGAATGTTGTTAACTTCGCGCAAATGGAACTCGACAGAACGTTATCTGACTTGGAAAGCATTGGCTACCAAACAAGGGCATTTGTACTTCCAGCTCTCGCCGTCGGCGCCCCGCATCAGCGGTTACGTACGTTCATTGTCGCCAACGCCGACAGCCAGCGACGGGGCAGCCTGGAAACGAGTCAAGAAGGACGACGTGATCGGCAGTTTGCGGAGGGCACTAGCTCCGAAACAGGGCAAGCGACACGCTGGGACGATGCGCGACACGTACTTACTACAGGCGCTCGAATACTCGCCAAAACAAGCCGCCGAATTTCAAGAAATGATGATGGGCTATCCAGTGGGGTGGACCGACTTAAAGCATTAGGCAATGCGGTTGTACCACAGCAGGTTTTACCGATTTTCCAGGCAATTATGGAGATAGAGGAGGGCAATACCAATGAAGACTAAATCCGAAATTTGGGCTTTGCGAATAGTCCAAAACTGGAACCAAGTGCAATATGTCATCGGCAGAGCGCCGAGAGCGACGACACAAGGGGAGTGGATCGGGGACGAACAGAAAAAGGTCACTGAAATCGAGCAAACCTGGGGCGATGACCAATGGAATAGTGGTTTCATCGTGAAATACGATAACGGCACTTCAACATTTATTCCGTTGACAACTGAGGGGTTGATCACTGAGCAGCGGCCAGTAGAGGTGCCCAATGAATAAGCGGATCAAGAAGAAGCGTGGCGGTGCCATTATCAATTGGCGAAATGCCGCACAGGATCCAGCACGTGCCGCAGAACAGGCGTCAGGACTACTCTGGGCATTATCCCAGACCGATGATTTAATCAGTGTGCTGACGGCAACGCACGCCATCGAGTTGTTGTACTGGCGGACGTATGGTGGGCTGGATGAGGTACTGGACCCAATCAATAGGGCACGGTACGAACAGTTAGCAGATTTGGAGGTGCAACATGGAGCTTGATGAAAAGACAGGTATGTGGCGCATGACCGGTTCAGAGCTGTTGGCCCAGTTTCTTGATGATTGGCAGCAGTTTCACGGGCGTGAGGGCACGTCATTTGAGGACTGGTGCCGCCCCACGAACCTGCGCGACATCAAAATTGACGGCCACTATCTGGTGAGCAACGAACTACACGAGGTGTATGAAATTGAGTGAATCAATACAAGGCGTGTTCATCGGTCTCCTCAATGACTGGGGACGATTGAAGCGAGAGCGACGGCCAAAAGGCATATACGTGTACCCAGATGAAGTCTCACATGAAATGTCTGACTATCGTCGGCGGTTCGATGCAGCGCTTGAAAATGAATCAGAGAGCGAGGACCAGCACTATTGTCCTGACTGTCACATCGACGGCAAGCCGTTGTTCGGCGAATACATTGTTGCAAGGATTCCGGGGACAGACTTGGTCAAGGCAGGCGTCCGTGTCCAGAAAGCCAATTACTGTGGTCAGTGCGGCAGGAGGTTGAGACACAATGCCTAACTACGATCACGGCGATTGGGTGCGATACAGGGGCGTTGCCTGCCGGGTGCTAGGCCACTGGCACGATAAGCAGTGGACGGATTACCTGATGCTGGGCGTGCCAGAGAGCATTGGGACGTTTCAAGGGGTCAAGCAGGTGGTCCGGTGGAAGTTCGTTGGGACCGTACTACCAGATGCAGTGGAGTTGATTAAGAGGAGGCCAAAGAATGAAGCAGTTGAAGAAGGGTGACAAGGTGCGTTATACGGGCAACAGTTTTCCTGATTACAAAGGCAGCACTTATCGCGTGGATGACGCCGGCTGGCTGAGCGATAACTTTGTCATGTTGGCAACTGGTGAGACCACCATCCTTGACAGCGGGACACCAGATCCAACGGGCTGGAGCAAAGTATTTCTCGCCCGAATCGATAACGTGGAGCCGATAAATGAAGAGTAAGCCGAAAGTATTGAACGCTCTTTCTGACAAGCGATCATTGGCAAGCCTGATGATTCTCATAGCTGTTGTTAGTGATCTGCTTCACGGTGGAACTGCAGCGCATACCACCCTTTTGCTTGTTGGGTATGCAATTTTCTTCGTGCTTGCCGACATTGACGATCAAGTACGCAAGCATTAAAAAAGACCGCTCCTAAGCGGCCCTCTCCAATGATTTCGCAAATCAAGTATATCAAAAAGTGGGGAGTGCTGCATGATGCGGATAGTACAGACATACTGGCGAAGATTAGACCATGAGGCAACAGCGACAAATGCCGAAGCGGTGTTGATGGACTATCGGCATCGGAAGCATAAGGCCAAGCGGAACGAGGTGACCATTCAGTCCCCACAGATGGACGGGATGCCTAGATCACCAAGCACGGAAAACGCTCAGGAGAATAAGATTCTGCGAGACCTGGAAGACGGAGAGTTTTGTCAGCAATGTGATCGGGTCATTAGTGCTATTGAGAGCAGTGAGGGGCGCACCATCCTGCGGCTCTTGTATACGGTGGGCCGGCCACCCAAGGTGGAATCGATCATGGAGCAGCTTGGAATGCAGTCAACGGCTTATTATCATGCCAGGGAGGATGCATTGGTGGCATTTGCGGAGTTATGGCCGCCATCACCAAGCGAGCTGCTGGTCTATCGTACCGAAAAACGAGCGTAACAAACCCATGAAGAAGTCGTAAGTAAGTCGTGACACGGGCGTAAGTGTTTCCATCGTATTATGGTATTGTGCCAAAGACGTGTGGGGCTTCCTCCCCGGACCGCACGCATAATTTACTGATACCAATTGGTAGGACG